GTTTCTTTTGAATAAGCCTCTATCTTAGATAGAGGGCTCATCAAGTCTTTTAAGGTTACTGCTGCCATACTATATTTATTAGAACTTAGGCATGCTTATTTTCGGCATTGATGGAGTTTTATATGATGACATGTTTTTCATCTGTTTTTTCATACCTCCCATATCATATTTATCCTCATACGACGCCTGTTGCTTGCGCTCATCATCGTTACGCTCTTTCATTATGTCATTAAACATTTCAAGAGTGTACTCATATTCATAGAAAGGAAGCAAATCCAGCTCAGATGGCTGGAGATGCAACTTTTCCAATAATAAGACCCTAACCTTAAAGAAGTTCAGAAGTGATATCTTGAATAATAAAGAGAGCCTTGATGCCGCCGGGAAAGGAAAGCGGAACTGTGACCTCCGCGCCACAGGATTCACATGGATAGATAAACTCAGGTTTAACTCCAATTTTCGCTTTTTCCACAAGTCTGTAAATGATTGAAAATTTACTAGCATCCCAGCCTTGGAAATTTGTTATTGCAGAAAAGATTTCTTTATCATTAAAACCTCTCCATTCTCTTTGTACATAAGGTAATATAGTAAGTGATGATCTATCCCAAGATTTACCTTCTTCTTCACGTTTTCTAATCCATGATGTAATTGCTCGCATAACACCAATTGTAGGCGGTGCTAATGTAATCTCTCCATGGTTTTTTGTTGGAATAGTAAAACATTTGTTCTGATAATCGTAATACTTTTCCAATAACTCATCACCTTCTTGGAATTGAAGATTAGTAGTTTTAAGTTCTACAGAATCCTGAGATTTACATGCACCAGTTGGACATGCCTTTTTACCTACTGGCATCATAAGTTTATTTTCACCGCTCTTAAATGTTAATTCGCGGATTGCCAAAATTAAAAAGATTCTATCTTCTTCTAAAACATCTCTATATGAACCTCTTTGTGTACCATACATTATCTTAGTACAGTTAACAAGAATAGAATTTAACTTTTCATCTACATCTAAAATGTTATCTTCATCCAATGTAGAAAATTCTCTAATTTCACCAACTCTTGCGGCTCTAATATGAATTTCAAAATCTTCTCTATAGAATTTACCTTTTGATGGGAAGTTACCTAAATCTAATTTTACATAACCTGCTAAAGCTTGAATTCTCTGTATTTCAGGATCGTCTGGTGATGTAATTCCACTACCCCTGGTGGTATCAACCTTACCCAGTTCAGTAACTACACCATCCTCATTAGTCTTAACAGTGGCTTCAGTATCTTGTATACCTTCAGCTGCTTCAAACTCTTTTTTAATGTTGTCTTCGTGACTACTCATAATTTACTTAATTTTTTGTTAATTGTTTTTCTGGTGATGTCTCCTCTACTATATGCTCAACAATGAGTTGTCTAACATACCTAGAAACTGGCATCGGTTTTGTTTTTGTTTCCATTGATTTTTGAATGATGATAGTATTAAGGTTATCTTCATCCTCAGGAGTTAAAAGAACTTGTAATTTTTTTGTAAGTCTTTTCTTTTGTGGAATCATTTCCTGTACGCTTTCGTTGTAACCATACTTAGGATTGTCAGCTTTGTATTTTTTAATCCAAAACTCTACTCTTTCCATAATATGACCTAATGACTCATCTGTATCAAATTCTTCAAGAATAGTTTTAGTAAAAGCTTTTGTACCAAAATCCTTTACTGCCCTCTTAATGTATTTTCCAGACCCTAAGTTATTAGGATTGTCATTAACTGAATAGCCTACATAAACTTTTCCATCTGTTTGATTTTCTACTTTAAATATCTTCATGATTTTAGATTATGTATTCTATATTATATATTAGAGTAATGACAAAAAAACTGGCCCTAAGGCCAGTTTTATATAAGTTTAATTTGAATTAGGTTCCAGCACCAACATTCTCCTCAACCCAATGATCACAACGATAAGTCATTGTTAAATCAACAGCATCCGGAGTTTCATAACTCAATTCATCTACAAAATCAGGTTGTCCTGTTGGGAATACATCTTTACAAGTAATCTTTCTGAAAATATCACCTGCTCTGTTGTACTGTACAATAATCATACTTCCAACATAGTCCTTCTTCAATCCCATTTCGCCAGTCAATGGATCGTAAACTAATTTATACCAGTTACGGAAGGTATTGTAAATGTAGTTTTCGTTTGCTTCGTTTAAGTTCAAACTGAAGTTAATAGTGAGATCCATGAATGTCTGTCCTGGCATACTTGCAAACGAACGATCAGCAAATTTATATTTCTGACCTATTGCATCTACAGAAGGGTTAAGATTATTTAATCCTCCGATTGTTTTAACCTGTTCCAAGATTAATCCAGTATCATCACCTAGTGGCGTAAACACAGTCACCTCAAATAAATTAGGTTGGATAGGTTCATATCTCTGACTGCTAGCCCTTGATTGTGTATAATGTGGTAATGGCATAACTTATCTTATTTTTTTATATATTCATCTTTCTTTTCTTATTGGAAGTTACCTGAGCTTATTGCACCTGTCTTAAGAATTGTAGTTCTTTGGACGAGTATTTCCATTCCTCTTACCGGCTCAATATAAGTATCTAAGATACCAACATTTTGATCAATAACTTCTGGTGTATTATTGGTTTCATCCATAATATTTCTGAAGTCATATACACCGTCGTCATTTTGAACAGTTGATAAGAAGTTATCAGCAAGTGTTTTAATTTCCAATCTTGTCTGAGCTGTATTAAATTCAAACAAGTAGTTTTTAAGAATTGCCTCAATACCATCCTGGATGTAAATTACAACCTCTCTAACGTTAATTGAACTTAATGCAGATTTTGTAGTCTGTTGTGCAGTTTTGTTAGCAAAGATTGTTGGGCCAGTTCCACTTTGGAATACAATCGGATTCAATCCAAATGGCTCCAAGTATTCTCTGTCCTCTTTTCCAAGATTTAATTCTAATCCTACAACACCAGTTCCACCAACAACACCTCTACGAACTCCTGCAACTAATGACCATGGTAAAGCATTTTCATATTTTGCAATAAAGTTATTAGAAATGTACGCGGCAGGCGGTACGTTGATATTCTTTCCAAGATCTCTTACAGTAATATAAGGATAATAGAATGCTCCCCAACTCGCACCTTGTGTTTGAGATGGTAATGAATATCTTACAGTTGGATTTTTACTAAGATCTCCACCAGTAGAAATAAATCTAGATGAAAGACTTCCAGTAGCATCCAAGAATGTAGGATCTGTATTATTTTTAAAGTCCTTAGCAGATGGTGCGTTCAAAATAGCGAATGCATTTTTTCTACTCTGGCAAAGGTTTGTGTAAATTGCTTTAGATCCACTTTCAATACCGTTTCCAAATGTATCAACAACATAACGGAAGTTAATTACATCTCTATCAGTTAATGCTTTAAATAGATTAGTTCCATTAAGAGTACCATTTAATATAGCATTTTGTCTTTGGTTTGATCCATCAGGAACATGTTTAGTGTTATCTAATTTAAACCCATCTAAAGTGAATACGTTTAAGTAATCAACCCATGCATCAATCGGATAGTACAATTCTACCTTTTTAATTCCACCTGCAGTAGAAGTTGAAATTTCACTTTGGCAAGTTACCAATAATGCAGTTTTTCCTGCAGGAATTGTGCTGTATTCAGAATTAGTTAATCCTCCTTGTACAACATTAATTCTTGTTAACCTTGAGTGAGGAGTATTAACATCACCTTCAAAGTGTACTAAGTAATTTCCTACAACCACATCAGCAGCATCAGGATTAGCGGCATCAATTAATACTTGGTTAGGCTTAAGAGCAGTTTCAGTTAATGAATCAGCCAAGATATCAATTGAAAGGTTATTTGCACCTTTTAGTGTTTGAATTCCAAAAACGTTTGCGCCGTATGCAACAGCATCGGAGTTTAAGAAAACACCTGAACCATCTAAAGTAAATTCAGCATGAGGTGTTAGGTTATTAAATGCATCTTCCTGGTAAGCAAGAACCTGAACAGAAGGTAAGCTATATACAGGGTCAGATATTGCAATAGTATCAACAGCAGTTGTTGGAGTTCCTACGTGAATATATCCATAATCAATAGCATTAAACACTAAGTATGAAGTATATTGAGTTCCACCATCTAAGTATACTGCTTCATCACCATCAGTAAGTGTACCGTTAGCAAATTGGCTATATAACATAGATCCATAAGAACCGATGATACCTGCAGTTGGATTAGCTAGCGGAAGTTCATCAGCAATGAATCCAAAGTCACTTTCATTAATGTAAGTATACGTTGCAGCAGTTGTAGGGAAGTCAGTATCAGTAACTCCACCAACAGATGATAGCAATAATGTAACTGTATTTCCAACAACTTGGTGAGATATTACAGGAACATATTTTGAAATAACAGAATCAAAAATATAAGTACCTACAACAGTTGAACTATTTGCAGTCATATTAGCAAATGCATCAAAGAATGAATCACCCACAGTTCCTTGTACTTGAATTTGAATATCTCCACTTGTAACAGTTGATGCAGAAATTAATTCTGTGCCTTGTGTAATAACATTAGGTACAGTTGCAGCTCTGTTATAACTTAAATCAGAAACAATAGCTCCACTGTATGATAAGAAATTAACATCATCCTGGATTGAAGTAGCTTGAGTATATTCAAGATTATGTCCAATTAAATCAATACCGCCAGCAACACCGTCAATTAAAAAGTCTCCGCTAAAGAGGTCTTCATTAACAGTTACGAATAATCCAGTAGATGCAGTATCTGCATTAACAACTTTTTCTACGAAAAGGTTATTTCCAATTAAATCCACAAAATCAGGAATTAATGATGCAGTGTAAGTTGCAATAAGATTAACTTCACTTTCATTAAAGAATTCAGCAATCTTAGTATCAGTTGAATCAGAATCAAATAATCTTCTTTTCAATCCTTGTGTTTTATCAAAGTAAGTTTGGAAGATTGGATCTGCATCAAATCTTTCATAAGGTGTTGCAGAACTAAAGTCTCCACCAAAGTTTCCTGCAATTACAAAGATATCAACTAAGAAGTCTGATACCAAACTATCTTTATCCAAGAATCCTGGAACATTTGCAGCACCATACCACTCTTCAACAGTTACATTAAAACCTGCAGAGTTTGCAGCAGATGCTTTTCTTACAATAACAGAAATTGGATTCTGTCCTAAGTTTACCATATCTAAAAGATCATTGGTAGTAGTAGAACTTAATACCTGTCTGTTTGCTCCAACGTTATCTAAGAATGCGTCAGAATCTGGATAGAAGAATTTATCTCTGTTATAGAATTTTTGATATTCTCCCATTGCACCTGAATTGTTTTGTACTTCCGGTGTAGATGAAGTACCAAACTTAATATAGTCAACTTTATCGTTTGAGTCTAAATTAAGAAGATTAAGAGCCAAGATAGGTCCTCTTTCCAATGCTGCTAAACAGCTTCTGTGGAAATAAGAATCTTTTCTTTCTAAGTTTCTATCAATGTCGCCATATACTTGCTTAAAGAATGCAGTATCTGGTACAAAAACTGGAGTGTTAAACGGTCCAGTTTTAGAGAAACCGACAATTAATCTTGTCTGATTAGCAGGAATACTAACAACTTGAGACTTATCAAATTCAAATCTGTAAGTACCTGCAGCTTTAATCGAAGCGATTTTCGGATCTAGTGCCATCTTATATTATTTTTTTTATTTGCTTTTTTTATATATCCACCAACACATAACTTTTTATACCAGGTCGTAGATATCATAGTTAAGATTTCCACCCTTCGCATCTTGTTCAAGTATAGCATCAATTTTATCTTGAATTGACTGCTCTGCGACATCGTGAATCTCTTCTGCAAAATCTGAAAAGTCTAATGTAAAGAAGAATTCAGAACTATTTATACATGTCATGATAAGATCGTCATGGCCTAATTGACCGGCATAAGAACCGTTAGGCATCTTACCAAAAGTAGATGCTTCATAAACTGTTTGTTTATCTTTTATGATTATTTTATTTTGTGTTATGTACTTCTTAAAGTTTTGACAAAAGATAGGCTTATTATCTTTTTTAACCTTTAGGCCGAATTGTTTTGTTCGTGCATCAATTCTATGCTTAAATTTAACCACAGATTCTTCATCAAAATCATTTCTTTGAGGGAAAACCGTTTCTAACCTTTTTATCAGTTCTCCACCAAACATATTCCATTCAATAATCATTTTTACATTTTCTGAATAGAAGACGTCATAAGCTAAGATGTAAACAGATTTTGCAAATTCTTCAATAGTATGTTCGTTACTTCTAAATCTACCTATTTGTCTTATACGATAGAAGTCAATAAAGCTACCAGGTGATGCAACCTTTTTCCAATCCTTCTCGTCCATTATTTCAATTTTGAAAATATTAACAATAGAATAATCTCCACCTGTACCTTCTGCAATATCAACCGAGAATACCCAGTAGTTTGAATCTTCTTGGCATTCTTCTAAATCAAAAGAAGGATCCCAAACTAATCCATCATACTTTACGGACTCTTCATCAAATTCAGGCATTTCTCTATGTACAAACTCTACTTGGTTTGTTGCTAGTTTCTTAAGACTATCTGCTCCTAATAAAAGAGACGAGCTTGCAATAAACTGATTACCATATTGTCTATTAAATGCTTCTTCACTTCCTAAGTTTGCAACCTCTTGGCGCATCCACTTTTCATCTCTGCCTGGGACATCCCACCAATCTACCCGGAATGGAGTATATTCACTTAACCCAGACTCAGCAGCGGAGTAAATATCATAAAACTTATTAAACCCATTAGGTGTACTTGTAATAATAACTTTTGAGTTTGAAGAAGCGGATACCGTTGGATACACGTTTTCATAAAAAGTTTCCACAAAGTTTTGAGGAATGTGAGCAAACTCATCCATGAATAATAAATGAATAGTAAAACCAATCGCAGCCTTTTTAGTTGTGGTTTGACCGATGATACGACAACCATTATCAAACTTAGAATTAAATACATCCCATTTTAAAACACCTGGCTTCAAAAAGAAAGGTAAGTGTTCAAGGATGGTTTTACCTTTATCAATAATCTCTCTGGTGGTTGCACCTTTATTTGAAAGTACTAATGAATTTTTATCAAAGTTAAATAATGAATACCATGCAATAAAAATTGAAGAGCATATTGTTTTCCCAACCTGTCTACTTGCTAAACATACATTAAACCTCTCTGCTTGAAACTGCCTTAGCATTTCTTCTTGATATGATCTAAGCTCAATAGTCTGTAGACCATGATCTGTCATAACAGTACAGTATGTATTTGCAAAATATACAATATCAGTTGCACACTTCTTTATCTCCTTTAATTCATGAGGAGTATAATTAAATACAATGTTTCCTTTTCTTAGGTTAGGATTACCTTCATAAAATGGTGTTGATGCAGGTTTATACCCTTCTTCAATAGCAAGCATTAATTGCTCTACTGCTTCACTAGTCCATGAAAAAGCCTGTTGGGCTTTACTTATATTAAAGTCAAATCCTGCACTAGGCGCTTGTGGTCTCTGTGCCATTTTCTTCTATAACAGCAAGGATATGATTTAAGTGTAAGAATTCTACTTTCTTACCATCTAATGTATATTCAGTACCTTTGCCTATTGTTTTTATTACCGTATCACCTTCTTTAACTTGATCATTATCTGAACATAGTACTTTTGCTTTACGGTTATATTTTTCTTCAGGGATAAAAATACCACCTGATGTTACAGTCTCTTGTGGAATTTCTTCTACGAGAATGTAATTATTCTTCATCTTCATCGCTATCGACATCTTGTATATCTTCTTCGTTAATAGTTTCTTGTAAAGCTCGCATTAACTCTTTTGTACCTCTTGACTTAAGCCCTTGTGATTTTTGTCTACTATCTCCTTCAGGACTTCCGTGATAAACATCAATATCACGAGATGTCTTTTTGGCATTTTCTTCTATAGCTACCATGTACATTGTCTGTGATTTAATTATATCTAGGAGAGTTCTCTGTAAGTCACTAAGTACTTCAAACATTCTAGGGGATACATCCCCTTCATTAATAGTATCCATAAGAGTAGAAATAGCAATTTCGCTATTCTCCATCTGTCTTATTAACATACCTAGAGCATATTCATCAAGCTGAGCTTTGGCTTGAATGTATTCATGCTCTGCAATAATCTCTTCACTTAAATAAAACTTAAGTAAACTATTCATTACCTTTTTAGCTTTTCCTTTAGCTTTGGTCATTGCAACGGCTTGTGTACCTTCTGCCCTAACCTTAGGTAATTCTGGTGTTTCACTTAGACCAGGTACTTCATCTGGTAAGTCGCTAAGTAAATCACCTAAACTATCTCTAAACTTATCTTTTGAGTTATCTTCCATTAATACTAAATTTGTATTATATATTCCGAGTTATCGGGCATCAGAAACCGTTGGCAGTAACAGTTCAGGGGAAGCATTATCTAATAGGAGAGTTAAATGTGTATCTTTAACAACATATTGACTTAAGATTAAACTATGCAATTCTTCTTCTATAGGCTTTTTCCAAATTCTGATATTTGTTAAATCTGTTTGGCTGCCTAATAGTTTCCATGATTGATCGTCAGGAACATCGGTTAAGTTATATACCTTAGTCTCATTAAATATCTCGGTTAATGTTGCAGTAAACTCTGGATTAATTGCCCCAGATTGAGCTGGCGTATTATAGACAAATAGGCTTAATTGTCTCGCAGTTGAATTTAAGTTTATAACAAATGCATACCATTCATCTTTAAGAAGAGGTTGGGATAGCTTCCACTTATAATAAGTTTCATTAATTTTCATAATGAACCAATTACTGGTATAAGTCATAGAAACAAAATTAGTAGGTGGCAATAATTCATTTTCATATACCATGAAATTATTGCTGGCTTCTTTATTAAATTTAGGAGTCCCTGAAGTAGCGTCATCTATAAAGGATTCATCCAATACAATAGAATCACCATTGATTTCAATTATCTTATGAATGCCATTATATGAATTAGTACCGCTAACAGATACCCAGTCTCCAATATTTAAAGCCTGACCAAATGTAGGTAAGCCACCTGTATTAAATTGGACCTTTCCTCCTTTATCCACAATTGATAAGATAAGTATATTCTTACCTATGGGGGTTGTGTATTGTGGATTTGCCCAGAATGTAAATGCCCTATCATCAGTTTGAGACCAGCCTTGGTTATATCTGTATTCTATAGCTTCAGTTCCTCTTGCCATAGAACCTAACTTATAATGATACTTTGAAATGATAGTCCATTCATTATAGATATTCTCTTCTTTAATAATAAGCCTCTTATCTAAGATTCTTCTAACATAATCATTTGCTAATGTACCTATAGTATTATACTGATTAGGTTTTCTCGTATCTGCAAATTCATCTTCTCTTTCTTGTTTAAATTTATCAAGATCAGATACAAGAGCCTTAGTATCAGCTTCGGCATTTTTACCTTCAAGAGTATTATCAAACCCAACAGCAGTTCTTTGTTGGTATGGAACAAGACTTACTCTCCAATAAGAACCTGAATAAAGAAAATCATCTGCTTCCGCAACAGCATCAATTTCGTACATTCTATTCATATACTGTTTAAAGTATAGATAGTCTCTCATCTCTGGTTTTGCACCAACACCGAACACTTGTTCAAATGCAGACTTAACAATATGAACTTCAAACTGCACAGGAAAATCCATCATCATTGGATTAAATTGGATTTCTCTTGTAGGTAATTCGTTATCAGGAATAAGTATTTTTACTTCTGCTTCTGATATAACATCAAATAAAGAATATTCTTTAAGTATAACATCGCGACTTCTTTGGTCAGCTTTTGTCTTAAAATAGTCAACACAGAACCCAAATAAGTTAGATGCTACTGCTGATAGTTGATTATACATTGACGAAGCTCTACTTAAATCATAAGGATTCCAAGATCCTCCACAGCAATCTACTACAAGGTTAGGAACACCAACACACCCTTCAGCTCCACACTGAACTTGCGGAACTTTACAGATAACTCCACCATCTGTTACTAATTCTAGAGCAATAGATTCAAATTCCAATGTGCCATCGCCCACCTGTTCATACCTATACTGAATCCAAAATGGTTTATTTGGATCTAATAGTAAGGCCTCTAGATTCGCATTTGTAAGTGCCACATAATCAGAATAAGTGACACCATCGGTTCCCCACCTAAACTGTTTATTAAAATAAACTCCAGTGTTTTCTCCTTTAGTAACATCAGAGTATCCTACAACCTCAACAACATTTTTATAGGGTTCTTGTAGGCTTATAAGTATAGCATCACCGTTTGCGTCTGTGGTTGTTCCGTTAACTGCCATTTAAGAATTTTCTTTTTTAAATGTTTCTCCAATAATGTAAGATCCTACGAATGGTGTTAGCGCAGCAAAGTAAGCGCTGGCTCCCATTAAATCTGCATTCTTTACAATGACCCATATACCTACGATTGCCCATAGAGCAATTGTTATATACATTAAGACTTCTCTTTTACTATTTTTTCCTTTTAGAAAAATTGAAGTATCTTCGCTAGGTCTCATACTTTCACCAAAGATATAAGAAGCAACGAATCCAGTAAGAGAAATAAAGTATCCAGCTAATTGAGTAAAATCGGTGTCAAAGTAAGTAGCTAATACACCTACTGATACCCATAGAAAAACAACAAGGTAAGTAACACATTCTCGCTTTGAATCACAACATCTTCTAAGAAATGATTTCATATACAAACATTATTTGTTTATATATTCTTAGAAATTAACAGGTTAAATTAAGTGACATCCTGCATGACTCCATCTCATCATTATGCCGTCAGGTGTTAAGATTTCGTTTAGAGGGTTTCTTGGAAAGGTTTTATTAGGATTATCATACCCTGATGGGTCAAATAAGATAATGTCAAATTTTTCAGTTGGAAATAGTTTTTGATAATCACAGTTATATGCATCTGCATATATCATTGTAATATTTTCAATATTTCTAGTTTCCAATGCAACAACTTCTGGATGAAGTTCTATGACAGTCATGGTAGCTTTATTTCTTGTAATTTCATCATTAATAAAACCTATACCATAACCTATAGATAAAACATTAGCTCCATTAAATAATTCATTAAAGAAAGGCTGATATGTTGAAAATTCATATTCAGTATCGGACATCATTAATTCATTATCAGTATCATTCCATAAAATTGTATATGAATTACCAACAGTGGATTGCGAAAAATACGGAATCCAAGACTCGGATGGTAAATTTTCATTTCCTGTAAATGTGTATGAATTTCTTCTTATCATGATTTATATATTCTACTTAATATGGGGTGTAATCTGTTTTAACAACTAAGATAGGATCGTCTTCCTCTAATTTAGGATCTATTTGATCAATAATCCCATATGCATCCAGTTTGCCATCAATTTCCATTGAAGTTAAGATATCTAATAAAGCACTAGCTTTCATATAGAAATAAGGCTTTCTATCAAGATACTTGTTATCCATGATCCTATATTCAATAAGTGTCTTATTAAAGATATCTAATTCTTTTCTATCCAAGAGCTGTGTTAAATCAAAAATGCCTTCAAGAATACTGAAATAAAAACTTAAGACATGCCCAGATTCACCTTTAACTAATCTTGTGTATTTTTTATCATCATTTACACTAAAAGTTAGAAATTCTAAATTTTCTAATCTACTTAGAATAGAAACAATAAAGTAAACAGAATTAGGCTTAAGCGCAGGATTAGGTAAAAAACCAGAATTTTCAGCTTTTTCTATTTCGGTACGTAAACGCTTACTTGTTTTTATAGCATTAAGAAAAGAAGATACTTTAACAGTATATTCATTACCATCTTTTGATAAGTTTAAATTCTTACACTCTTTTTTTACTCTACTAATAATTATACTATCAAAGTAATCATACTTAAAAAGAGTAAATTTTATATGTGTTGGAATTCCTAGTTCAAAGGTGTTATCAATTAGCATCATTACCCATCTGTTTTTCTAATATATCTATCGCAGAACGAACTTGTAATGGGTCATATTTTAGTGCTTCTTTATATTCACGTTCACCAATTTCATTGAACTTCATATATTGTTCTAAAGCTTTAGGATTAGGTGACCACTCCTTTGCTTTTTGTTTTGGTGACTTTTTTACCTTTGTGTAAATAAATCCAGGAACCCTATTAAATTTTGATGCAACCAATCTCCATGCTTCTGCTTGACCTATTGGATCAATTTTTAATGCATTAAACATATTTGCTTGAATGGGAAATTTAATACTCATAAATCTATTTGTCATAAATGAGTTTTTAGATTTATCATATCCTTTTAATTTATCCCATTGTTGGTCTTTACCAAATAAGACCTTTATATAGTCAAATAGTTTCATTACCTTTTATTATTTATATGATGTGTTAATGTGTTTGTTTATAAAAAGAGAGAATTAATAGAAAGATTCCTGAATAAATTTCTCTTTATCTGTTTGTGATAACAATAAGTCATTAAATATCATTGGAAGCTCTTCTTGGCTAGACCTCCAAGGACTTACGTGTTGTAACATTTTATCTTTCATTTCCTGTACATGTGGTGCAAAAGGAAATTCATTTTGTATGTTATCAAACATTGTAGAGTCACTTATATAAAGATCACTTGACATTGTTATGAAATATCTTATTTTTCTTTGTTGGTGTAAAGCTAAAAGTTGAACTGAATAAAGATGATCTTCTCCGTTAGGTATATCTTCATCCATCATTATTTTTGCACTTTCTCTACTTTGTAGTAAAACTCTATCATAACTAACTGGGTGTTCATGATCTACCCAATGAGCTTGTCCTACACCATGATCAGGTCTTTTAACCAAAGATATGCCCCAAACACAACCCCAATATTGACCTTCATCTCCTACTTTAAAATGGTGACCTCCTCTTTGATAATGATCTACTACATCTAAAGGAAGAAGTCCTAATACATCTAAATTAGGATAATGCTCAATATGTTGACCCATAGATCTCGCATAAGTAGGATATAACCAATCATCTCCGTCTATTTGAGATACAAAATCAGCATCACTTTCTAAAAATAATTTCCTACAAGAATTTTTACCCATACCAGGTTTTCCATTACTTTCAGTTCTAACTACTCTAAATGGAAAGTTAGCATTTATTACTTCTGTATAATACTCATCATTTAATGTATTAACTACAATAACAGGTTCTATTACAACATTGTCGCATTCTTCTAATCCTTCTACCGATTTTACAAGCCTGGTAAGTTTATCTAATCTGTGGTGTGTAAGTAAACAGACTAATATCTTATACTTAATAATCATATTAAAAAATCTTATCTTGTTTTTTAGTGTCCTTAATAAAAGAAAGATCACCTCCATCATCATCGTCATCTTTAAAGAATGATGCCTTAAAGGAACTGTCAACTTCTTTTGCATATTCAGTTCCTTCCAGTAAGGATTTCATAGTAGAGATAGTCTTTAACTGTAGTCCTCTTTGATTCATCTTAGACTCAACTGATTTAAACATTTCATCTAAAATACCTTCTGGGATTGATTCAGCAGCAAGAACCATAAGATTGACATTAGATTTAATATTTGCAATAATCTGTTCTCGGCTCATATGTTTTGCATTCATAACTCTAATAACCATATTTGCTAAATCAGTTACATATTCTTCATTATAGAGATACATATGAGAAAGATGGCCATGTTTTTCTTTAAACTCTGCAATGATAGCAGTTGCCTTTTTCTCACTGATACCGTATCTACGATTTTTTGAAGTATAGTAATATGCAGGAGGAACATTATCACCAGCATCACCAGTAAGAACTTTACGGAAACGGAAGTCTTCTGGATCTATTTCAACAATAGATGCCTTTTTCTTTTTAACCAAGTCTTTAAGTAATTTCTTAGCTTGGTTTTCTGGAGAAACAGAAACCTTAAGAACATCAAACACATCATCGGAAGTTTCAGAAACATCCTCAGTATCTAACCATTCAGAAAATCCTTGGTATGTGTACAGCTTCTTATGTGCTGGTGAAAATAGAATAGTATGAGTATTATTGTTTTTACTCTTATCTACTAATTGAACAAGATCTCTATCACCAGTAAACATAATTACCGATTTGTCATTTGCAAGAGATTCTGTATTCCAAGCATACATAAGATCATCTCCTTCAGCACCGTCAATTTTAGAAATAATAACACCTTGCTTAGATAAGATGGAAATAAAATCAGATGTAGCTTTAGAGAAATTATCCCAGTTAATATTACTGTCCTGTTTACGGTTACCCTTATAATCAGCTTCTGGGTAAAAGTCTTTACGCCATGACCTAGAATCTACTGTCCAAACAACACGATCTATAAGACCCTCAAATAATCGGATCTGATAAGCAAAATCGGTTGCCAATTTTTTGACAAATGATTGGACCTCTTCATCAGTACCTAATAAGCCTTTCTTTTTTGAACGACTAGGTATAACATATAGAGTCCTAAACAAAAAGTAGTTTCCGTCGATGACAAATGTATGTCTGCCGGTTTTCTTCATATTATTAGTATTTAATTTAATTATAACAGGTTAGATGCCATTCTGAAAGTTACGGAGAAATTCATTTTCTAATTCAATAAGGTTTAAATTAGGCTTGTCTCTTTTCATATGCCAAAAGGTTCTAACTGCATTTCCTAATTCATAATTATTAGGATAGAGTTTAATTAGTTGATCTAAAAATTCTGGTGTCATGCTTCATTTACTATTGATTGCAGTTCATAGATACAAGCAAGCATTGATACTGCAGGATCAATTACTTGCTGCCTTTGTGACTGGTATTTTGCAACCGTTACAATTATTTGTGGAATAAATTGGGTGTATGATTGCCTATCTTGTTTTATAAAATCTATAAATTCTGCACCTAGAGAAGAAAGTACATCATCAGTTCTATTTGCATAGTTTGATAACATATATTGATAATTCTTTACAGGATCAGTTCCATCAATCACAAGGTCATAGATATCTTTATAGACTGAACTAAACTTCTTAATATCTTCTACATTAACAGTTTCCAATCCTTGTGATTTAAATCCTTGGATTGTGTTAAGCATATTACGAAGATCAGGAAATTTTCTTTTTACCAATTCAACCGCCGCGTGTTTATCAATACCTATGCCTTCTTCTTTACAGATTTGTAAAACTCTCATTATGTAACCTTTCATAATTTCAGTTTCCTCTTCTTTTGAAAAATCAAAATCAATCATTTCAAATCTGGATTGAATTGGATCTGGTACTTTATTAATGTAATTACACGTTGCGATAAATCTTGCATTAACATTAAATTGATCCATCGTAGCGCGAAGAGCCTTAAAGAATTGATCGGATACCCCATCAATCTCATCAAGAATAATAACCTTCATTTTACCAGGTTCATCCATGATAGAACGATTTGCACAAAAATCAGTAATACGATTTCTTACAATATCTACTGATGTGTCGGTTGATGCGTTAATGTAAAGATAAGGATGTTTGAAATGTTTAACCATTGCCTTTGCAGCAGATGTCTTACCAGTACCAGGACTACCGTGTAAAAGTAAATGCTGATAAACTCCCTTTGCCAATTTGTCTCCAACTCGTTTAGGAGTAATAAGATCATCTAAAGATTGAGGCCGATACTTTTCTGTTAAGAGTATGTTTTGTACATTCTTCATAAAATAGATTTATTTTTATATGTAAAAATTGGATATGGTTTCAAAAGGAATAAATAAAAAAACTGACCTATGCGCCGCATAAGAAAACTTAGAAAGAGGGTTGATATACTTTTACCTAAAGACGATTCTGCAAATAATCCTAGCAGAATAGTTAAAGGTGTTCAAAGAAATAAAGTAGTTAAAAAAGTTACGGTACCAACACAGGTGGCAAAAGCAGAGATAAAAAGAAAAGAACCTTATGTTACACCAAAGAAATTTAAGCCAGTTGAGCCAGTTTGGCAAGGTGAAACAGTTTACTTAATAGGTGGAGGGCCATCACTAAAAGGATTTGAGTGGAATAGACTAAAAGGAAAGAAGACTATTGCAATAAATAAAGCTGTAGAGTTTTGGCCACAAGCTGATGCTATGTACTGGACAGATGGTAGAATATATGCATGGCTTAAAGAAAAGATTCATAATTTTAAAGGCTTAAAATTTACCGTTAGGGCTATGCCTTATGAAGATAAGACAATTCATATTCTTAAAAAGGGTCAAAAATTTGGTTTAGAAACTGCGAGAGATACTTTAGCACATGGTAATAATAGCGGCTATGCAGCAATTAATTTAGCAATCCATTTAGGTGCAAAAAGAATTGTTCTTTTAGGATATGATATGGGTAATAATGGAAAAAATAGCCACTTCCATGATGGGTACCCAGTAAATGC